AAGTTCTTCAATGGTCTTAACAGAATCCACATTGAAGTCTTTGTATGGTAGTTGATAAGTTGAAGGGTCAGTTGGATTCTTTTGTCCAAATCCTTCACAATTTAAATTACATCCAAAAAAGCGGAGCCAAACAGCAGGCGTACCTGCCAGTTCAGCTTCACCTTGAAACGAATAGAAAATTTCCGAATATCTCATAAACACCTCACAGGTCACATTATAAACTAATAACTATTTAGGAGCTTGTCAACAACTATTCGTATTCAATTTCACCTGTTTCAACAGATTCATCCACACTTAACACATCAATGTGTTGTGTTTCATCAATCACCATGTCATCTTCCAATTTTTGAAGATACTTTGGCTTTCTGGTCATCTTCTTGTCTTTCTTGGTTTCGCTCAATTCCAATTGAGCAGCATCAGCTTGTTGTTTCAAATATTTAATGAATCCATTATCATAGCTTCCTTCATCATGAGCTTGACGAATGATACCTTCAATATCAAGTGATTCAATATACCGATATTTTGTTTGAAGGTGTTTCTTTTCTTTTTGAATTCTACGCAAAAATGCATAGTAAGTGATTTGTGTGAAGTAGGCAAATGGGTTGCTTGATTTCTTGGGATCGAAGTTGTCCATATAGATGAGACAATTTTCAATGGCATCAAGAATCATATCTTCACGGAAGCTATAATTGATGAAGTTGCTCTTGTATGCTAAATGATTAGCAATTTTAATGAAACAATCACCAATGTAATCTGGAACCTGAGGACGTTCTTCATTGTGTCGTTTAGCTCGGTTCACTTCTTTTTTATACTCAACAAGTGCTGCTAGAAACTGCTTGTTGTCAATGTAATGTTTACTCTCTTCCTTCTTCTTCGCCATAATATTCTCCATGATAATCATCAATTTCAATGATGCGAACATCACCATTATTCACTTCACGCAGCAAATCATTAGCTGCATCAGACCGTTCTTCTTGTTCTAAAAACTTTTGTCGGCTTTCTTTTGCTTGTGTAACATAGGTGACATATTGTTTTTTCACTTCACGCTTCATATCACCAATGGTCAATACTACATCGGTGCTAATTGTAAATTCTTCACCATCACTTAATCCCATCCAAGGACGAAGCATAAAGCTTTCACCAATTACATGGTTGCCCTTTCTAGTTTCTTTCATAGGGACTACTTGAACAGGGATGCTCAAATGAAGATGTGTCTCAGCGGCCGTGGACTTTACATCCCGTTCCATGTTACACAGAATGTTTTCACCTGTTTTCAATTTTACAATCTTGAAATATCCATCTTCGAGATTATGCATTTAAAGGTACCGTGAGAAGTTTATAATCAAATCCTTCTTCATTGTATATCTTCACTCGCTCAATTAGATGCAATAATGTGTAATTTTTATGCGACTTCCATGATAAGTTGTCACCTATATCATATAACTTACAACTTGTTTTTTGTTCACCCAAACGCAATCCACGACCAATACTTTGTAAGTTTCTGATACGAGATTTCGTAGGTGAAGCAAACACAATGTTGTGGAGGTTTCTAATATTTATGCCTGTAGAGAACGTACCGTAGGAAGCTAGAATGATGGCGTTCTTGGATTGTTCAGTGATGGCTCGAACTTGTTCTCTGTCTTTAGCTTCCACACCACCATGAACAAAAAATAATTCTCGCCCATCTTCTATTTTTTCATTGAACATTTCATATAAAGGTTCACCGTGTTTCTCAACATACTGAAACAACACCAAGGTGTTACCCTTTTGATCCAACACTAGATTACGAATGAACTTGTTACGCTTTGGATGTGTCACCAACCAATCAATTTCTTCTTGGTAACTAAACTTCTTACACAATTGTTTTTCTTCATCTGTGTAATCTAACGTAACACACCGAATTTTCAAGTCTGCCAATTGATTTTCATCCATCAACTTCTTGGTGCTTGTCACCTTGTACACGGCACCAAACAATCCTTCCAACACTAATCTATGTGTCTTGGTACCATCAAGTGTGCCTGTTGTTCCAATCTTGAAAGGTGCCTTGGTGCACTTGTGTAAGATGGAAGACAACGACTTGGCTTTGAACAAGTGGCATTCATCACCATACACAACATCAAAGTTTTCAAAGAAACTTTTTGGCATCTTGTAGATGCTTTGCCATGTGGAAATCACCACAGGTACGTTTGTGATTTTTTCTTTGCCTGAATAGATGCGAGTGCAATTCTCGGACGCCTTCCAATCGGATCCTGTGGCGTAGTCGGCAAAATCTCCATACATTTGTTCCACAAGACTTGTGGTGGGGACAATGATGAGCTGCCTACGATTATGTTGTTGATGCCAACGCACCAACGTGTAAATAATAAGACTCTTACCACTTGCTGTTGGAGATAACAGAAGTGTTCTTCCCGTTTTAATTGCTTCATGAACAGCATCAGCTTGATATTCTCGAATGTTTACTGGCTTGCCATTCGAGTGGTAGTTCAATGAAGAAATAAACGAAGCAACATCACCGACATCAGAGACAGGCCGACAGTTGTTAACAAATGCATAGCCGTTTCTTTTACAAAATTCTTCGACATAAGAAGATAATCCCACATACAATTCTTTGGTGAACAAACTCAATAGTCGAATTTTTCCATCCCAAAGTTTTGCACGATACTGAGGTGTGAATTGTGCGCCAGGTACAGCAAACGTGAAGAAGTCATTCATCTCCAACAACACATCAGGTTCTGCATCTACTCGGAGATAAACTTCATCTTTTTTATTTATCGTAACTGTACTCACAAGCCACCGTTTGTGAATTTATACCATTCAATGGCAGACTTCACATCCCAGGTTCTGCTATTGATGCTTTTTAATATCTGCTCTAGTTGATATAAAACCGTTTTGATGTATTCCACTTTATCTGTGATTTGAATGATGTCATCATCTGTGGTCATGACTTCATCCATTTCATTCTTTAATGGACGATTATTTAAATACTGGTCCCAGCCTAGTTCAGCTAGTTCCTCTTTGGTTAATTCACCACGATAATATTTAAACTTCAACTTGCGCAAGCGAAGATAATCAGCTTCAGCCTTACGAAATTGTAGGCGAACTGATGTTAACATATTCAAATATTTTGCATGTAATTCTGGTACTCTTGCAGCCGCACGACCAAGATTGGTTTGATCCACTTTGCAATCTTCGGCCCACATGGCTTGAATTTCTTGTAGTTTCATAACACCTCCTCACATACTTCAATTATAAACTACTATTCCATTTTTGTCAAGCCAGAGATGTTACTGTAAACATCCGATATCTAAACACAGCCTGAGCAGCAAAATATTGTGTATCGCCTGTTGATACATCGAATTCAATACCAGTTAATCCTACTGGGAAACAATCCTTAAACGTGAATTCCACAACTGGTTGGTAATCACTATCTAATGCCAACAATGTGGCATCACTATATTCAGCGGCATCTGTGGAACGTAATCCAGGACGTGACCCAGTGGCAGAAACATTGCCTTCAGGTGATATCGTGGAAGCACCACCGAATCGTGATTGAAATTGATTATGGCTTTCTGGGAATCCTAATGCAATAATCCAGTTGTATAATTCAATGTAGTTGGCCATGGTTTCTTGAATAAGAAACTTAATGTTCAATTCACCAAAATCAATCTTTTCACCTGGTTTTGGGATGTTCACAAATGGTGTAGGTTGAATTGCAAATCCTAGATTGACACTTGGGATGTTTGCGGATTGACAGAAATATGTTACTTGTGGGAGATTTTGAATAAGAAAATAGAAACCATTAGGACGTAAAAAGTCCAACATATCTGGTTGTCGTAAATCCCATTGAGTAGTTGCCATGTGTTAATCCTGTAGAGTTTCTAATATTTATATGACACAAAAGGAAAAAGAGAGCCCTTTCGGACTCTCTTTCCCAATTTTTACCTGCTACTATTATAGAAGGTTTGTTACTGCGAACAAACGATAGTAGTGGTTACGGTCAGCAGTGAATGTATCTGCATCTGTTGTACCGTCTGATTGTGTTACGAATGGATTTGCAATCATGCCGTAACGTGTCTTGAATCCAATCTTAGGTTGGAATGTTGATGGGTCGATTGCGCGAACCATTTGGAGAGGAACGTATGGGCAGTAGAACAAACCTGCATCATATGCGTTTGAACCCTTGTAACCAACCATCACGAATTGTGATGATGCTGATGTGTTGGCTGAGTATGGGTCGATGAATACCTTGTAACGGCCATTCAATGTACCTGCGAATGTGTTACCAGTGTCATCTGATGAGATGCCATCGTTGCCTGAAAGAGCTGGGGTGTAATCCAACTTACCAGCCATTGCTAGAGCTGCTGCAACGTCTGATGAGCAAACGATGAAGTTACCGCGACCGCGACGTGTTTCTTGTGCGATTACGTTTGCATCACGTTCGATTTGGAACATCAAGCCCTTGAAGCGTTCTACTGACCAACGACCGTTTGAGTCTACGTCAAGGTCGAATGTGCCTGCTGTTGCTGTTGAAGCAGCACCTGGCTTTGCAACCTTGTAGATGGTACGGATAACTTCACGGTTGATTTCAGCAAGAATTTCTTGTGAAAGAATGTTGGCCAATTCAGCTTCTGCATCAAGACCGTGAATTGCCTTCAAGTCTTGTGCCAATTCAACTGTGTATTCAGCCTTCAAAGCACGTGACTTTGCAGTTACTGTGGTCTTTTCGATTGAGAAGGCCATTTGTTGAAGGGTGGTTGAATCACCGAAACCTTCAGCTGTTGCTGTTGAAACACCTGTACCAGTGGTGTATGAACCTGATACTGGGTTTGAACCAGCGTGTGAACCAGTGCCTGAGAAGTCTGTGTCAGCTTCGTTGAATAGAGCTTCTGTGCCTGATTGTGTTGAGTAGTGTGACTTCATGGCGAAGATTAAGCCAGTTGGACCAGTCATTGGTTGAACGCCGGCTACGTCATAAGCCATCAAGTTTGGAAGTGAACGACGAACCAATGAGATAAGAATTGGATCGTAGGTGTCAACTGCTGAACCAGTTTGGTTAGCATGTGTTGCTTCGAAAAGAGCTGCCTTTTCTTCGCGTAGTGCCTTTTCTTGGTTTTCAAGAACAACTGCTGTTACTGCGCGCTTGTAGTTGTCCTTGATTGAAGGAAGGTTGTCGTGG